TACCCCGACCTCACAGATTCAGAGATCTTCTCGCGTTATCGCGTGATTGTGATGGGCGATGACTCGATGGTTGCCGTACCCCGAGGAGAGGAGATTGACTGGCAGGACGAATTTCGTTATTTTGGTTTCACAGCAAAACCCAAGAAACCCAAGATTGGACAAGCGACGTTTTGTTCCAACTTGTTTTACCCTACCACAACGGGGATCGTTGCTGGTCCGCTCCCAGGGCGCCTACTTTACAAGCTGGGGGTGTCAATTGAGCCACAGGCTGACTCGGATAAGTGGCTGCGCTCAGTGTGTTTAGGGCTGTGGGATACTTGCTCTTATGTGCCCGTAGTGCGGGTCATTTTGAAATGGATCCTGAAAAACACCGAGCAGTACGGGGAGGAAGAGACACCCATGGAAGACTGGAAGTTTGTAGCTCGTCGTGCTCATAAGTTAGAGGACTCAACGTGGGCTTCTGACTATTACGGATTGGATTTGCTTGAGCTTGAGGAACGCCTCAAAAGCAAGCTTGTACCAGCAGGTGCCTTTCCTTATTTCATCTGTGATGAAGGGATAGCGCACCTGATCGAGCACGACAACTAGACCAACCTAGTGATAACCCGGCGAACTGATGACGCAAGTCGCGAGTGACAAGCGCGGCGTTAGCGGCTGAGTTGGTTCAGTGACCGAGGAAGGGTGGCTCCGTTAGTGGAAGCGTGAGCGAAGAACACTCGGTCGAAAGGCTTAGACACTCATGCTTTGCACTCGGCATCGTTGTTGTGTAAGACCGAGGATCGATTTTGCCTCTTCATGTCTTAGAGAACTTCCAGACCAAAAGAGAGGCAGCAGCAGCGCTTTCGCGCTAAACCTGCTCCCAAAAAGGCAAAGAAAACACAAGTGAAAGCTCCCAAAAATCCCAAGCAGACGTACTTCCGCCAAGAACAATTGTATGCGCAACCGGTTACTCAAGCCGGGATGCTGACGGGACGGCAGACGTCACTTGAGCTTGCAGGACAAACTGTCAGAGCAAACAATGCAGCAAGACGCACTCGGCGTGCTGCACCACTCCTGGGCTTATCTGAAGCAGCGCAAATGTATGCTGTCGCAATCTGCGACCCATTTGCGCCAGAGGCACAAGGAGCGTTTTTACCCACTATCCCGGCCAATCGATCGCAGAAGGTGACTTCTTGGTTTAGAGGCACGGGAGAAATTGGAACCGCAGGTGTGGGATTTGTCTGTGCTAACCCCACCTTGTCCAACGATTGTCCATGCGGGGCCTATTCTATTACGGGCTTTGCTGGCACTGCAATCCCGGCTTATAATGCCGTTGGCGCTTCTCAGTTTTACATTAACGCGCCTTACAACACGACCGGTATGACCACCAACGACCCCAACAATTATTTGAAAGGGAGAATAGTGTCTATTGGCATTTCGGTGGAATATATCGGGACAACAAACGCAGAGGCGGGATTGTACGCTGGATACCATGACCCAGACCATTCAACTCTTGAGGGCTACTCTGTGGCTTCTCTATCTTCACGGCGAGACTGTGTCATACAGCGGATTAATCAGCGAATGAAATTCCTAGCTATTGGCCATACCGTTGATGACACAGAAAACAAGTACACGGACCCAACGAATCCATTGTCGT